GGCGCGCGCTCGAGGAAGACCAGCTCGACGTGCATGCGAGCAACATGTTGAACGCGCGCCTTTACAGCAATCGCGAACCGATGAGCTTTCAGTGGAACTCCGCACTGATGTCCTCTGTACGGCCGCTAACGCCGAACACGGACAACGTCATCCAGGCGGTAGTCGATACCCTGGTGGCTCGCATCGGCAGCATGAAGCCTAAGGCTACCGTCTACACCCGCGGGGCTGACTTCAGCGTCTACCGCAGGGGACGCGCTCTGGACAAGTACCTGTGGGGCGAGTTCCAGGGGCTCGGTATCCACCGCCTAGGCCGTGTGGTCTTCCGCGACGCACTTGTCTACGGCACCGGCTTCCTCAAGATCGGCGTCGATCGCAAGCGCAAGACTATCTGCGCTGAGCGCGTCAACCCCGACGAGATCGTGATCGATCAGCGCGAGTGCGTGAGCAATCAGCAGCCCCAGACCTGGCACCACAGGCGCCTTGTCTCGCGTATGGCGCTCAAGAAGATGTACCCAGCCTACGCGATCACCATCGACGAAGCCCAGGCCGAGAACTTTCAGTACACCAGCTACCGCACGCCCAGTAACGAGCAGCTCGTGCTCATCGAGACCTGGAAGCTGCCATCTATTCCGGGTGGTGGTGACGGTCTGTACGACGTCAGCATCGAGAACGCGACCCTTCACAGCGAGTCCTACAAGCATGACAAGCCACCGCTGATTCCGCTGAAGTGGTCCGATCCGCTGACCGGCTTCTACGGCCGCTCTGTGGTTGGTGACCTTGTTGGCTACCAGGTGCGTCTTAACAAGCTCAACTTCGACATCGAGTGGGGCCAGGACGTCATGTGCGTCCCGCGCGTGTTCGTCGACCAGGGCTCTGGTTTCGTCGGTACCCGTCTCGACAACGACATCGGCAAGGAAATTCGTTACCGCGGCGTCAAGCCCGAGGTGGAGGTTTGGCCTGCGTTCAACCCTGAGATTTACAACGAGCGCGAACGTACCTGGGCTCGTGCTCACGAGTCACAGGGCGTTAGTCAGATGTCTAGCGGCAACAAAATGCCCGACGGCTGGCGAGCTGATAGCGCTGACGCGGTTCGTGAAATGGCAGGTCACGAGGACGAGCGCTTCAACGACCGCGTTCAAGCCCTCGAGGAGTGGTATCTCGACGTAGCTCGGGAGATCGTGCGCTGTAGCGCTGAGCTGTTCAAGGACCAGAAGGTCAACCGCACTACCAAGTTCCGCAGCGCGAACGTCATCCAGCAGATCGACTGGAAGCAGTGCGATCTCGATGCTGACAAGTACGTCATGCAGATCGCGGCGAGCTCTGTGCTCAACATGAGCCCCGCAGCGCGCAGGGATAAAATCAACTTCTGGCTGGACCGGCAGCTCGTGTCACCAGAGCAGTACAAGGCCATGTCCGGCGAGCCCGACCTCGAGGCTATCTCGCAGCTCCAGGCGGCTAACAACGACGCCATCGCTAACATGATCGAGAAAATGCTCGATGGCGAAGCTGGTCAGTCACCCGACCCGCACATGAACCTCGCGATGGCCATCGAGATGGTCAATAACACCTACCTGCATATTAAGTCGCTCGACGCGCCTGAAGATGTCCAGATCCTGTTCCGCGTTTGGCTGCTTACCGCCGAATCGCTCGTTAACCAACCTGTCCCGGCAGCACCGACCGGCCCTGTGATGGGCCCCGATGGCCTGCCCGGCATGCCTGCGCCCGGGATGGCCCCAGGTGCACCGATGTCTGCTGGTCCTCCTGGTCCTCCTGGCATGGGCGTGCCGCCGATGCTTCCACAAGGAGGAATGCAGTAAATGCTCGATACCCCCACGCCTGTTGATCTCGCCGCCGTCGAAACCCCCGAGGCTTCGTTCGAGGCTGCGCTAGCCGCTGCTGTTGCTACCGCTGCCCCTGAGGAGGCCAATGCCCCGCAAGCCGAAGCCCCTGTGCCTGCCGCCCCTGTGGTGCCCGCTGCAGTGGTTGCTCCTGTTGCCGCCGTCCCCGCCCCGGATCTCCGACTCGGTGAGCTCGAAGCGGAACTTGCTTCCACCAAAGCGGCGCTAGAGGCCGCACGGGCAGCTCCGCCCCCGACTGCGTTCGACTGGGCTGCCTTCGAGGCTGATCCAGTTGGAACCATCCGTCGCGCCAAGCCGGACCTCAGTCCTGCGCAAGCTGCCAAGGTCGCTGAGGAGTTGTACATGGACGCCCTCGGTGATGCGGCGCCCATCGAGTACCGCATGAAGAAGCAGATCGCCCAGGTGAAGGAATCGCCTGAGGTGGTCGAGCTCCGCAACAAAGTCTCCCAGCTCGAACAGAGTAACCGCGCTGCCCAGATCGCTGCCTACCAGGGAGAACTCCGCTCTCATGGTGCCCAGCTCGCCGCAGATGCATACCCTGTACTGAGCAATCTCGCTAAGCGTGACCCTGACACGTTCACCGAGATTCTGTACGAAGTCGCTCTTCAGGAATCGCGTGCATCCGGCTGGAAGGTGACGCTGTCGCCTGCTCAGGCCGCTGAACGTGCCGAGAAGCTGCTGGTGGCCCAGCGCGACAAACTCTATGGCCCCGCCCCTGCGCCTTCGACCTCGGTCGCTAGTGCGCCATCGTTGTTTGCAAAAGATCTCGCAGAGCAACCAAGTCGCTCGGCTCCGGCTGAGCTCGACGACAAGGCACTTCGGGCTGCAGCGCTGAAAGCTGCCGGCATCGACGTCCCTGTTTGGTGAGCTGCTTCTAAGTAAAGGCTGTTTCTTAAACTATGGCTATTCCGACCAATGTGTTCAGCGGGTCTTTCACGACCTCGCTGACCGCGTTCTTCAAGACTCGTTATCCCCAGCGGAAGGTCGACCTTCTGCTTGCCACCGACAAGCCGACCCTTAGCGCTATCAAGCGCTCGGACGAGCTGACCGGTATCCAGACCATCATCCCGATGCAGCTCGACCTGCCTCAGGGTCAGAGCGCGAACCTCCGCGCTGCGATCGACAATGCCAGCCCAGTCTACGGTAAGGCTTGGACGATCACGCCTGTGGCCGGCTACGGCGGTCTTCGCCTGGATGCGCGGACGCTGATGGCGGCTAAGAACGACCAGGGCGCGTTCTTCCGCCTGCGTGAGCGTGAGTACGAGGGCCAGATCCAGATGATGGGTCTCGAGCTCGAGAAGCATCTGTGGTCGGACGGCACTGCCAGCGCTGGTATCCTCGCGGCCGACCCCGGGACTGGGACGACCTTCACGCTGGCCACTCCGGCCGACGCGATTGGCTTCCACGTCAACGAGGTTATCCGCTTCTACGACAACGACGGCACCGGTGGCGCGCCCCTCACGGAGCGTGCTGGCGGTACGCGGATCGTTACCGGCGTGAACTTCGCCACTGGCGTTGTCACGGTGAGCGCTGCACTCGATGCTTCGCTCGCGGCCGCCGACCACGTTGTCCGCGATGGCAACGTGAACAGCGTGCTCAGCGGTATCCCGGCGTGGATCCCCGCTTCCGACCCGACCGATACCTTCTTCGGTGTCGCTCGTACGCTGCACCCGCAGCAGCTCGGCGGCTGGCGCCAGGCGTATCTCGGCTCCATCGAGGAGTCGGCTAAGGCTCTGGATAGCACCATGCGTCGCGTCAACCAGAAGCCCAAGACGCTCTGGCTGAGCTACAGCAACTGGGCTCGTCTCGAGATGGAGCTCGGTTCGCGCGCGTATCGTGATAGCACTTCTGGTAGCGCGAACTTCGGCTACAGCACGCTCGTCATGACCTGCCCCGGTGGGCCGGTTACCGTGCGTTGCGCTCCGTACGTTCCCGAGAATGCCGGCTTCATGCTGGACATGTCCTCGTGGACCCTCATGACCCTCGGGGCTGTTCCGCACATCGTCGAGGACGACGGGCTCACCGCTCGTGTCATCGGTGTTGCTTCGCGCGACGGCTCGCTCGCTGAGGACGGTATCGAGATTCGGCTGCGTCAGTTCTCGCAGCTCGTTTGCGACAATCCGTTCGCTAACGGTCGCTTCGCGATCGGCTGATAGGAAACCACAATGGCTGTTACTAACCCCACTACTGCTGCTCCTAAGGTCGCTGGCTCGCCGCATGACGGTCTGCTTCGGCTGAGCTTCCGGTTCCAGAGCGCTGGCGCCGATACTACTGCTCCCGACTTTCAGATTCCCCCGGGAGTTCTGGCGTCGGCTACCTCGGCCGCGACCGGGCTCTACACCCTGACGCTTGCTGCGGCGTACCGGAACTACCCGCTGGTTTCGTGCCAGGCGGCTACTCTGGCTGCGACCTCCGAGACGACTGCGCAGGATCTTAAGGTCGTGTCGTATGTTGCTTCGACTGGCGTGCTCATTCTCCAGGGCAAGGACACCTCAGCGGACCCCGCCGATGCGTACATCGCCAACAACGAGTGGGGCATGGTCGACCTGGTTCTGTCGCAGGACCCGGCCGTCGGTACCGCGGGCGCGATCTAAGCGCACTTCTCTGGGGGTGGGGTTAGCGCCCTGCCCCCGGGGAACTCGAAAGGACCCTAATGGGATCTAGAATGCTTTACGCGGCGCCGCTTACGAACGCGCCGGAGCTTGTTACGCTGCGGTTTCGGCTGCAGTACACCACGGCTGACCTGGCCGACTTCCAGGTTCCGGCGGGGGCTATTGCGTCTAATACGCATACCTCTACCGGCCTGTACACCATGACCTTGAACGAGAAGTACCCGGTGTTCGTTGGCGGGCACGGGCATGTCATGACGGCCATCGCTGGCGTCGGGACTGCCGACCTGCAGGTTGTGCTCGATGTGGCGGGTTATGTGCCCACCACGGGCGTGCTGACCTACAGCGTTGTTGGTGCTGACGGCGGCACTGCCGTTGAGGATGTGCCGAACAACGATTGGATCTACTTCGAGCTTACGTTCTGCCGCAAGTCGGGGCTTACCCCCGTGGGCGCGCTTTAGCCTAGCCAAGGGGACCGGGCTATAGCGGTCCCCAACCAATTTATGGCCACTACGCTTCTATCCATCCGCACTCGCAGTCTTGAGCGCGCCAACATGCTCTACGATGCTGGCACTGCCGAGGCTGACAGGTTTGTTCAAACCGCTGAGGTCAACGACCTCATCAATACTGCGTATAAGGAGCTGTACGGCCACCTGATCCGGCATGGTATGCACCGTGCCGAGACGGTTTACACGGTGACGGCAACCGGGGCGACCACCTACGCGCTGCCGGTGGACTTCTGGGCGCTTCTCGCTGTGCACCAGGTCGACGACTCGGGTAGGCGATACATGCTTAGTCGCCATGACCACAGGAACCGGCCGGATACGAGCTACAACGCCGATGCGTGTAGCTATCGCATAGTGAACACCACCCTCGAGCTCAGCCCGATCCCGCTGACCGGTAGCTATGAGGTGCTGTACGTCCCGATCCCGGGAACGCTCACTGCCGACGACGATGAGGTCGACGGCGTGCTCGGCTGGGAAGAATACGTCGTGTGTTACGTCGCGATGAAGCTCCTGCAGAAGGAAGGCTCGCACGACCAGGCGAACCAGCTGAAGCACGACATGGTTGCCGTGCTGCAGCGCATCCAGGACGAAGGCCAGGCAGCAGAGATGGACGCGGGCAACAAGGTCGCGAACACGCGCTGGGGCTCCAAGGTTGGCCTTCCGGGCGACTACCCCAACAGCATTCGGCCCAAGGGCTGGTTCTGAGTAACATCCCACGAGATGTAGAGCGGCGTATCGCGCTGCTCGAGAATAGCCCGACGAACATCTTTGCCGGGGCTAAGGCGCGCACGGTTACGCTGGTGGACGGCGTAACCCAGCGCATCGCGCATGGCCTAGGGAGGCAACTCCGCGGCTATGTCGTGGTTGGCATTCGCAACAACGCGGCTGCGGGGTACATCGAAGACGAGCACGACGGGCGCCACGGCGACACGAGCACGTTCATGTACCTGCGAGCTGTTGGCTTCGACCCGACGGTCGACTTGGTGGTGTTCTAGATGGCTTACGGTCAGGCTCATGTTCAGACGATTCCCACGGTCAGTGTTACAGCGGGACCAGCGTATGCTACGGCGGTCAACGCGGTACTAACCGAGATCCGCACCACGCTCGCTGCGAAGGTTACGCCGGCCGGCATCGATATCAATGCCGACCTCACGATGCGCTCGGGTAGTACCTACAGCGGCATCACGAACCTGCATCGCGCATCGCTAAAGACGCACAGCCCGGCGCTTAGCGCAGTCACCTACCCGGCGTCGCTGTACGCGGGCCCTAGTGGCGAACTGCACTACAACGACGCCGCTGGGAACGTCGTGCCGATCACGCTTGGTGGTGTGGTCACGGGGGCATCGGGCAACGTTACCGGTGCTGGTTACGCGGCTGGCGGCGTGACGATCCAGTACGAAGCGGCCAACCTGCTGTACAACATGCTCGCCGGTACGGGAGTCTTTGCCGACATCAAGATCGACGACCTGCTGCTGTCGGACAGCTCGAGTAACTTCCTGCGCATCCAGGTCGGCGCCATGGCGTCGGACTACAGCCTTACGCTGCCGGCGGCTCCCCCTGCGAGTACCTCGGTGCTGCGGATGTCGAGTGCTGGCGTTGTTACCGCGGATCCTGCGGGTGCCATTGCTACCTCGGGAACGCTCGCTAGCGGCGATCTCACCGTTACCGGTACGGCGGTCGTCAGCAACGGCATCACGACGAACGACATCCTGGTTACCGACGACGTCGTGATCAACGACGACCTCACGGTTGGTGGCGACCTTGCCGTTACCGGGCCGAGCACGCTGGCTGCGGTGGTTGCCACCGACGTGGACGTTACCTCGCTTGATGTCGGAGCTCCCGGCATCATCAGCGTGGGCGGGCTGCTCTGCGGTGCCGACGCGACGGTTACCGTTAGCGGCACAGGTCGGCTGGTCCACGGCGACCGGCAGATCGTCATCCCTTCGACGGCGTTCCTCCCGTTCGACGTAGTTGACGACAGCATACTGGAATCCTCGGACGTCATTCTCAGTTCCACCAGCGTGACCGGCGGCGGCGTGGATACCTTCGGCCACTGGTTTGTCGACTCTATTGGGTCGTGTATCTTTTTCGCGCCGGTCATGCTGCCGGTTGGCTCGCGGGTTAAGTCCGTTGTCTTGACGTACTTCGGTGGGGGCAACGCGGGCACCCGGCGGATGCAGTTCTCGTCTACGGCAACCGCCACCGACACGGTGACCGACCACTCGGCTGTTTCATCGGTCGCTACGACAGGCGTGCAGCCGATTAGCTCGGCAGCACTCACCACGACCATGGCCGCGACGTCGGACTACTGGCTGATGGTTACGCTCATCCAGGCGGACTATCTCAAGAGCGTTCTGATCACCTACGACCAGCCCTGATGCCGTCTAACGCGGACCTCAGGCTGCAGGGCTGGCAGACGGTAGCGATACCGTTCGTTGCTGGTATCGATACCAAGAGCGCACTCGCGGTGGTGCCGGCTCAGCGGCTGGCCATCCTCGAGAACGGTGTCTTCACCAAGACCGGCAGCGTCAAGAAGCGGGCTGGTTACGAGGCGATCCCGGACTTCACGGTCGGGGGCGGCATCGAGGGCAACAAGCGGGCGCTGCTTACGCTGGGCGACGACCTAGGCTTGGTTTCCGACCGCGGCATCTACAGCCGAACCGTCGACGTGTGGGAAGAGCGTGGCCAGTACCTCGCAGCGACCGCTCGGAACTGGGAAGTCGCGCACGCCAACCGGAACCAGTTCGCGTGCGATGTCGCGGTTGCTAACAACGTCGCGGTGGTGGTTTGGAAGTACGGCGTCAACAGCGTGCACTTCCAGTGCTTCGACGCGACGACCAGAGCACCGCTTAGTGCCGTTACGCGCCTAGGAACCACGGCGAACTTCCCTAGCGCGCTCGCGCTTGGTGACAGCGTGCTGCTGCTCTACACGAACCCGTCGACGTCACAGATCGTGGCGCGGGTGATCCACACGACGGACCTCGCGAATAGCATTGCATTCCCTACGCAGGCCACGGTGCTGCACGACCTCGATGCTACCGGCCTGTACAGCGTTACGCGGGCCACGGACGACGCTGGTGCGATTACCTGGCTGTCGGATGGCACGGGAACGATCGCTGCGGGGGTTGGCGTTGCCAAGATCTCGGCGCTGGGCGCCCTTTCGAGCGTGACGTCGGTATCGATCGATATCGCTACCGTGTGCCCGTCGGTGGCATACAGCGCGGTTACCGACGAGCTGCTGGTCGCGTGGCAAGCGGGTGGTGCGAACACCAAGACCGCGCTGATCCCGTGGGCGACCATGGTCGGGGCGGCTGGGGTGGACATCGGTGTTAGCGGTCAGCGCATCGCGACGGTAGCGCTGGAAGAGATCGAAGACCCGGACGGTGAGGGTTTCGTAACGGCTGTGCAGCTGGCTGCTGGCGCTGCCGACAACCGTAGCGTGAGCATCGTGCAGAATGCATCGCTGACGGTGACCAACGTCAAGCATGCGCACATCGCTAGCCAGGGCTTCAGCCTCGCTAGCCGGGCGCTGTTTGTGCTGGGGCACGAATCCCGCACCGGCCTGCAGAACAGTTACTACATGTACGACTACCTCGGGCGCTGCCTGGGTGCTCTCGAGCAGGGCACTGCTACGGGGCGGGCTACAGATTTCGAGCTGCCGCATGGTTTCGACGGGTACATGGCGCTGTCGTTTAAGCGCAAGCTGGACGTCGACGACTTCAAAGCGCAGTACACGCATTCGGGCGTCCGGCTGCACGAGTTCACCGATGACGGCATCGTGGCGAGCGCCGAGTACGGTGCGGCTACGTACCTGAGCGGGTGCCAGTTGTGGATGTACGACGGGAACGCTCCTGTCGAGGCCGGCAGCCACATGTTCCCGGACGTCAAAGAAGGGACCACCACGCACAGCGCGGTTCCTGTCAATGACTTCACGCCCGACGACACCGGCACGGGACTCATTACCGGCAAGCAGTACAACTACCGGTTCTACTACGAGTGGTTCAATGCGCGCGGCGAGCGAGTTCGTAGCCTGCCGATGCAGCGCACAATGGCGGTTACGTTCGCTTCCGGCACCGGGGCGATCATCGTCGAGATCCCTACGCTGCGGCATACCCTCAAGTCCGAGGCATACGGTCGGCAGTCTGAGATTAGTATCGTGGTGTACCGCACCGAGGGCGACCTCAGCAGCGTGTTCTTCCGGGTGTCCAGCCCTGATCCCGACGCGACCGGCAACAACGGCTACCTCGCGAATGACTTCACCGTCGATAGCGTGACGTTCGTTGATAACCTGACCGATGCCACCATCACCGATAACGAGCGCGATTACTTCAGCCTGAACGAGCTGCTGAACTTCCCAGTGCCGGGACCTGAGGTTTTGTACGCCACCCAGGACCGGCTGTACCTGGCGGGTGGAGGCATTCCCCGCGGTCGTGTGCTGCCCAGCAAGACGCATGTGCCGGGCGATGCGGTTGCCTTCGCGGCCGAGCTCGAGGTGCAGCCGACCGTGGACGACGTTACCGCGCTCAGCAGCATCGATGAGAACGTGATCACGTTTACGCGCGATGCGCTGTACCTGGTCGGCGGCGCAGGCTTCGACAATACCGGAGCGGGCGGGCCGTTCAATGTAGCGCGCGTAACTTCGGACGTCGGCTGTACCGAGCTTAGCTCCGTGGTCCAGGTTCCTGGCGGTGTGATGTTTAAAAGCGCTAAAGGCATCTACAGCATCGACCAGCAGGCGGCTGTGCAGTACATCGGCGCGCCGGTAGAGCTCTACAACGCCCAGACCATCTTCGGGGCGCACGTCATCCCGGATACCAACCAGGTTGTCTTCCTGTGCTCGGAAGGCAAGACGCTCATGTACGACTACTTCTACGGCCAGTGGGGGACGTTTACCCAGCACGCGGGTACGAGCGCTGTGGTCTTCGGCACCGACTACGCGTACATGCGTAACGACGGGATCGTTTACGTGCGTACGCCTGAAACGTTCACCGATGCTGGCAGCGCGTTCACGCTGCGCATTCGCACTGGACGCTTCCGCCCTGAGGACATTCAGGGCTTCTTCCAGATCGGGGCGTTCCTGGTGCTAGGTGAATACAAAAGCCCGCACCAGCTCGCAGTGCGCATTTTCTACGATCGCAGCGAGGTTGCTTCGAGCGAAGTGCTCTGGAGCCCGGATGATGTGCTTAACACGTCGACCTGGGGTTCGGGAGCTACCTGGGGTAGCGACGACGCCTGGGGTGGTTCGGGGGCGCTGCCGGACTATCACTTCGAGCGCAGCCCCCGGCGGCAGAAGTGCAGCCAGGTCGCGTTCGAATTCGAAGACGTAATTACCGAATCGGCCGGCGCGAGCTTCGAGCTCACCGAGCTGCTGCTGAAGATCAGAGTGCGCCCGGGACTCAACCGCGTCGCACAGCTAAGGAAGATTTAACATGGCTGAGTTTAACGGGCGTGGAGCAGCGGGTGGCGCGGTTGCTGGTGCATCGATGGGTGCGGCGCTGGGTCCCTGGGGTGCCGCAGCGGGCGGTGTTGCGGGCGGCATCTACGGCGGCTTCTTCGGTGGCAGCGGTGGTCCTGCGGGCGACCGCAGCGCTACAGCCGAGCAGCGGTACGGCGGCGTCAACCAGAACAACTTCAACGTCCCGGGCTACCAGGGCATGTTCAACAACTACGACCGCATGGGCCAGACCATGGGCAACGGTAGCTCTAGCTTCCGAGGCGACCAGCTTGGGCTAGGCCGAACGCTGCAGCAGGAGTCGCAAGGCAATGGCGTCGGCCAGCAGCTGGTGCGGCAGCAGGCGCGGGATATGGCGGATAGAGCTTCCGCACAGCAGTTCGCAGCCGTCGGTGGTGCACGCCCCGGCATGCAGGCGATGGCAGCTAGGAACGCGATGCTGGGTACTGCCATGGCGCAGTCGGAAGTGGGCAACCAGAGCGCTCAGGCTTCGGGGCAGGTGACCCTCGGCGCGCAGTCC